TGGGTATTAGTTGCACCATATACTTCTTCAAACTCTACACCAGACCTAGCTGCAACGAAGTTTAGTGTAATGAAGTTGATGCTTCTATTAGGTTTAACGAAAATAGACGCTTGGAATTGATTTGCATCCACAACTGATTGTGGGTTATTTGTGTCATCACAAACAACTTGGAAATCTACTATTCCTCGTCTCCCTTTCACTTGTCTTAAGAAAGGTTCAATCGTTGCTCTAAATTGAGCTCTTGTAAATGCATCGTTAAATTCGAATAATTGGAATTTAGCTGCAGTTGCGATTGCTTTCTCCATAACAATGAATAATCTTCTAACATTAATTCTGTCAAATGCACTTGCATTAGAAAGAAGTGTCTTATCTCCAAACAAACAAGTCCCTTGGCCAGGGAATGTTACTATTGGATTTACTTTCTTTCTATATAGTAAGTCTCTTTCTGCTTGATTTGGATTAAAAGACAATTTAGTAATTCCTAAGATTTGTCCTCTGTTAAATCCAGCAGGTGAGAACCATGCATCCCTATCAGCATCAGTTCTTGCCATGACACCAGCTGTATGTGAACATGCTGGTACATAACAGTAGTTATCAGTATACTTATCGTATTGATAACACCATGCACTGTCTAACACTCCATATGAAGATGAAGTTAGGGTATTTGCAAATGCTTCAATTGATGATGCTTCTAAACCAGAATTGTTTACACAATCTGATTTTCTTGGTGAAATGACTGCCATACAATCTTTTCTTGCTTCACAAATTTGAATTAGGTTATTTGCTTGAGTGGTTGCTTCTACTAAAGTATTGACCGCTGCACCAGAACTATATCCACTTAGTGGGCCTGATATCATGAAGTCAACATCTTGTGTTTCTGCATCTCCAAAAAATCCACTATATGCACTGAATTTTGCACCAGCGGATAATGGATATCCATCTGCACCATTAGTCATGGATGCAGTGATTGGTAAGTTTGTTCCTCTTGTAAAATCTGCACCAGCAGCCGCAAAGGTTGACCCTGCGTCTGAGGCAGTTGAATCGTGGTTTGTCCAGAAGATGTAGTTTGAGTTGTATCTTATTTTATCAACATAGTAGTTTGAATTACCATCTGCGTCTTTAGCATCAGATGCCAAAGATAGACCTTCAAAGATTTCGAGAATTTCGCCAGGTATACCTGTAATCTTTCCATCTTCGTCAACAACAACAATGTGCAATTCGTCAAACGAAGTACTGTTTGCCGCTGCATCTGGAGAAGTGCCAGGCGCCTTTGTAAAACTACCAGCAAATTCCCATGCTCTTGTTATTGCATCGTTGTTGCTTGGTGCAACCAGTAGACCCTGTGCTGAGTCACCGATAAGACCAAATGATAAAGTATTAGCACTAATATTAGAGATTTTGTAATTATCAGTTTGACCTGCGAATCTTATGATATCTCCTACTTGGAATTTAGTTCCATCTGCTACTACTATATCAGTATTGTTCACTGCTATACTGGTATCATTAACTGCGTTATTGATAGTCTCAGAATATGCATTTGAACCAATACACATAGATACTTTCAAACTATTACCGAGAGAACCGACACATCTAGCTGCAAAGTTACCAGCACTTGATGGTGCTGAACCACTGTGGTAATTTACCTCATAGTAGTGTGTTGGGTTTTTGATTAGTAATCCAGCTGAACCAGTCGTTGCGTTTAACATTTCTCCTGTTTGACCAGAGGCAATTGCGTTATGCGCACGAACTACTTTTAAGTTATTTCCATACTTTAAAAAGTTTGCAGCTGAGTAAAAGTGTTCTTTCTTCCCTAAAACAGTATTGTAACCATCGCTACCCTGTTCTTTGGGTTCTCCAAACACTGATACTAAATCTTTCTCAGATGTAATAGTTCTAACTTCATCAACTGGGCCCCAACTAAATTCACCAGCAAATGCACCAATACTTGATGAAACTGCTGGAACTACATTTGTAACATCGATTTCTCTGACTTGTACGCCAGGTGATACTTGAAATGCCATTTTAGTTTTCTCCCATAAAAAGTTTTCTATTCTGACTGAACCACATATTTTGTTGTTCGTCCATAGTATTTAGTATTTCTTTGATTTTAAAAAGTCCCATAATCATCGTTATCTTCTACGACAGACCATACATCTCCACCTTCTGTAAAGGTATTTGTATTTCTACCACTATCTATGATACCTATTGGGACTATATCATCCTCGATTTCTTTTTGTTTTTCTGCATATAACATAGATTTCAAATCTGCACTTGACAAATCTTTAAACAATGGTGTACTAACAAACCATGCAAACATGACACAATTCATTACCATATCATCATGACAACCACCATCTGCCTGCCAAGATTGTCCTTTTGATACAAAAGTTGCAAATTCTTGGATAGTATCTGTATCTCTTATATAGAGTTTTTTCTCTTCCATGATGTCTCTAAGAGCTGCACATCCTTGTGCTTTGACCTTCTTGGTCATTCTAACTCCTATTCCATCTGCCTTGACCGAACTAGTCATGAACATATTTTCATATTCTAATTCATAATATAACTCTCTACAGACCATTGCACCTTGGTTATTATTCTCTACAATGATAAGTGCATCGTTATATAACTTACCATATTTTGCACATATATCTGGTAATAACATAGGAGATATCATATTATCTCTAAATGTACATACTTGTTCAAACATATTACCATCATGTATATCAAATATAGTAAATGTAGAATAGTCTAATCCTTTACCTTCTGCAACATCCACTGTCATTATATACTCATGATGTGGTTTAGGTTTCTTATATACTCTTGTCTGACCATATAATTCTTGAGGAGATTCGGATACTAGACCTAAAATTATATTAGATGGTATCAATGTTCTCCCTGTCCCTAGAAAAGAATTACCAAATTCTTGTTCAAATTGTAACTCAGATGTATTTGCAATGGTAGTTTCTTTCCACTTTTCGTCTCGGCCTGGCACATCATACCAGTTAACTTGGTAGTTTGCAAACTCATTTGAGTTCGTAACCGATGCTTCCCAGATACGATGGAACATATTACCTACTCCATTTGCAGTAGATGTAATAATAACCTTTGAGTTTTTACCAGAGGTAATTACTGGATATGTACCAGTATAGAATGGTTCTGCATTTTCTACAAAGGCAAACTCATCAAGATAAAGAAGATTAACAGATAAACCACGAATCGATGATGTTGTAGTTGCAGATGCAAGTATTCTAGAATTGTTTTCAAAATCAATACTTCCTTTGTTTAGTGCTTTAGTGCCTGGCTGTAAAAAGAATGGTACATTCTCTAACATAGTTGTTATACGAGATAACATCTCTCTTGCTGTTGCACCCTTATTGGCAAGAATTGCAACTGTTTGTTCTGGATGGAACAGTAAGTACCAAAGTAAATAGGCACAAACTGTAATTGATTTTCCACTTTGTCTACAGGCAAGGACAATGTTAAACCTGTTGTCATTAAAGTGATTAATAAGATTTTCTTGATATTCATATAATTTAAATGGGACTAATCCCTCGTCTAGTGATATAATTTTGATATATTTACTAATGAAATAAGCTGGGTCACGAGTACATCTTAAATACTCTTGAACCTTTTCGTCATCCCATTCTTCGGTAATCCCTGCTCTTTTTACTTGGGAGTTACCTAGATATCCTTCATTCTTTGGTTTTGGCATTTGAATTCTTCAATAGTTTCTGCAATTCAGCAGTTGACCCCACAAACAGATTTTGATTTGTTGTTTGGTGTTTAGGTCTTTCATCCTCTAAATCGTCCATCATCTTCTGTATTTGTAGTAATTTTTCAGAAGTTTCGGATACTGTTTTAATTAACTGTCCTGCGACCTCATAGGTTCGCGGATGTTCACTTTCTTTTGCAAGGTCTAGGATACCTTCAATTGCATCCTGTCCTCTCTCTACAAGCCCATACAGAGTGTTTCTGGTGTACTTATAGTCTATCTGTTGCTCACCTTTCCTTTCTGCAAACTGACCTTTTTCATTTCTAGGAACGAGATGTTTATTAGTTTCTTTGACTACTTCTTCTGCTTCATTGTTGATATCTAGAAGGTCATCTAGTCTTTCATCTATAGTTTGTTTCATAATTAAATATTTGACTTGTCTGTATTATAATCGAAGTCATTCCCATCAAAAAAGTTTATTGTTTCAGTTATATTTAGTGGACTTGTTTCTGGACTTACATTAGTAGGATTAGGTACTTGTTTAATCTCACTTTGTCTTCCAGCGTTTACATCTACTTGACCATCATCTGTAATATAGGTTCTTGCACGAACATCTCTAATAATTTCGGATGATGATATAGAACCATATAGATAGGTTTTCATTTCAAAGTTTAGTGTCCATGTAATTACTCTTCTGGATTGGAAGTCTCCTTCGTATTCATCTGTATAAGATACATCTTGAAGTACAATAGGTACATCTCTTTTCTCAGAAGTGTTTGGTACTGTAGTCATTGTAACTGTAAAATCTGGTGTAAAGAATGGTAGAATTTGTTCTACAATTTGTAATGCATCTTCGGTATTCTTTGATAAGATATATAAACCAAAGTTTATATTGTAAGGAACTGGTGCAAACTGTGTTCTCAAAACAGTATTATCACCACTATCTTGTAGTTTATATTGTTTTAATTTACCAAGTTTTCTTTCTGCATCGTATGTTAATCCTGTAATATCGAATGCCATTCTTGGTAAAGTCATTGCAACTCTAGAATTATTTGTATCCATGATATCACCTGCTTGGTCTAATCTTGCAATAAACTTTTGTTTAGG